TAATAAAGAAATACTAGAGACGATAATTCGTCTCTTTTTTCTCAGCTAAACCGCACAGGACAAACAACCTTCCTGCCCGGTATCCTTCGTCCGCGCATAATACAGCGTTTTAATCCCCTTATGATGAGCGTATAAGTCAATCCGGTTCAGATCGCGCGTCGTCATCGTATCCTTCAAAAACAACGTAAACGAAATGCCTTGGTCGACGTGTTGCTGAATCGTTGCGATCATATCGACGACTTTAAACATATCCATGTCGTACGCTTCCTTGTAGAAGAACCAGTTCTGCGGCGATAGCCCCGGCATAGGATAATACGTCTTCGAATTGCCGTACGTACGCTCCTCGATGCGCTCCATAATCGGCATGACCGACGCTGTAGCCGACTGCACATACGAAATAGATCCCGTTGGCGCGATACATAAACGATATGAATGATAGATTCCGTGTTCGGATACGAAATGTTTAAGGCACGCCCAATCGTCTCTAGTCGGGAGTTCAATGCCGGAAAATAACGCAGAAACTTTATCGAACTGAGGTAAGTAGTCATTCGCGAGATATTTATCGAAGAAGCTTCCGTCTGCGTATGTCGAGCCTTCATAACCGCGATAAGTTTTTCCGGTTTTACGCGCAATCTCTGCGGACCTCCTGATCGAGTGGTAGTTAACCGTGGCGAAGAATACGTTAGCGAAATCGCGCGCTTCTTCCGATTCATAAGCGATGCCGTTCTGCGCTAAATAGCCGTGTAGATTCATCGCGCCCAACCCAATCGAACGCATCTCGCGGTTAGCTCTTGCGACTGCCGGCGCATTCTTGATATTCGATGTCTCCGAGACTCGCGTTAAAGCATCAACTGATAGCTTGACGATAGATTCGAAGTCTCCGTTTGCCATAACGTTCGCAACGTTGAGCGATCCGAGATTACACGAGATATCGAGGCCGATTTCGTCCGTTTCGCCATAGTCGGTGTATTCCGATACTTGCGACGCCTGAAGCACCTCCGAGCACAAATTCGAAAATTTAACCTTCGATACGTGACCGTTCGCGTGCTCTGCGTTTACGTTACCTTCGAACATGATGTACGGATAGCCCGATTCGGAACGCAGCACGGCGAGCTTTTCGAGAAGCTTACGCGCATCGATTTTATCTTTACGGACGGCAGGATTATCGACGAGCTGATCGTACATCTCTCCGATATCCATTTCGTCTAAGTGTTGGCCGTACGCTTTGTAAACGGTGTGCGGATAGAATACGTAAGCCGGCCGATTCTCTCGCGCCAGTTCGATGAATTTATCCGGAATGACAACGCCGATGGATAACGTTTTGACGCGGACGTCTTCATCGGCCGAGATTTTCTTCGTATCAAGGAAATCGTGGATGTCCGCATGGAATACGTTAAGGTAAGCCGCGCCCGACCCCTGTCTTTGACCTTGCTGATCTGCATATCGGAACGCATTATCGAGGAGCTTCATTACTCCGACGACGCCTTTCGTTACATTCTCGATACCTTTAATCGCTTCACCTTTCGCGCGAATTTTCGATAGGTTCAACGACACGCCCCCGCCTACTTTTGATAGCTGCATCGAGATCCCAACGGCTCTTTCGATGTCATTCAGCGAGTCGCCCACTTCGAGCAGGAAACACGAAACTAATTCGCCCCGACGCTTCCGGCCCGCATTCAAGAACGTCGGCGTTGATGGCTGGTATTCTTGCCGCATAATCAGATTTACGTACTCGATCGCCTTGGCTGCGTCGCCTCCCGCAAAGAACAACGCGACAATAGAAGCGCGATCTTCGTAGCGTTCGAGAATCTTTTTGCCGTCGTTCGTTTTCAGCGCATAGTCGTTGTAGAATTTGAACGCGCTCATGAACGAAGGGAATCGGAACTTGTGCGCATAGGCCGCCTGATAGACCGCTTTAATTTCATCGAACGTATAGGCGTCGAGGAATTCGTTTTCGTAGTAATCGTTCTCGCGCAGATAGTCGAGCTTCTCGCCCAAGTCGTGGAAAAATACGGTGTTTTGGTTTACGTAGTCGATAAAATAAGCGCGGACGGCTTCGATATCCTTTTCGAATTGGAACCGGCCGTCCTTCTGTAGCATAATTTCGTTATTAAGTTCGATGTAACTTGCGTGTTTATTCGTCATGCGGCGCCTCCTTCATCAAATTCAATCGATATTCTTTCTTCGGAAATGCGAACGTACTTTTCTTCAATCTCAAAGCCTACGAACTTTCTACTCTCTTTTAACGCTGCTACTGCGGTTGAACCGGAGCCCATACAATTATCTAAAACGATTTCGCCCTCGTTAGTGTACGTTCTAATTAAGTACCTCAGCAGATCAACAGGCTTTTGAGTCGGATGTAATTGGCTTTTTTGCTTATCCGTGGGGAAAACGAGCACACTTCTCGGATATCTTTCGGTGCTATCGTACGAAGTGTTCTGGTACTCTCCGTAATTTGTAGACTTACTGCAGTTGTTCTTGTGCGCAGCCAGACTTACTTTTCTTTCGTGCCCGGTAGTTTTTTGCGGATTATATGTCGGCAGTTTTTTGTAGAATACGAGTATATTTTCATGCGATTTCATCGGCATCTTTTTAGCGTTTAAATGACCTGTTGGTTGCGTCTTTTCCCATATCCACTCGTAACGCAGTAGTTTGAGATTACTGCAGGCAAGGACCTTATCGAATGGAGATTGCGCGAATAGTACGATAGCTCCGTTATCCTTAATTACTCTCTCATACTGCTCCCACAAAGGTTCGAAAGGTATAACGGTATCCCACTTATTGCGCGTCGTACCGTAAGGTAAATCGCAAAGAATCATATCGACCGACTTATCCGGCAACATCCGCATCCCTTCGATACAATCGCGCTGATATATCCGATTTAACTCAAGCTCTCCGATCATTTCTTTACCCAAGCGAATTCACCCTTTCGATAAATTGTCGTACGTCCTCGTCCGTTCCCGCCAGTTCAAAACGCCCGACCACCGGAACGCCGTACTGCGCCGCAATCACATCGGCCGCCTTTGCGTAATTATCTCCCCAGTTACGGTTCCCTGACGCAGCCACGCCCGCAAGATAGTCGCTGTTATCCGCAAGGAAATCCGAAACTGTGCCGGCAACCTGACCGAAGCCGTACGTACCGGTCACGCATACGAACGGCTCGGCGATGATCAGGCCCGGCTTAATTTCGACGGTTGCTAGGCCGGTTTTAGCGACGAATCGGCGGACGTTACCGGTCAGCGAGTAATAAGCGATTAGCATTCGATCTACCCCTTCCGTCTCTCAATTTCCGCCTCAACTTCGTCCAGACGCGCCTGTGTCCGTTCTCGCTCGATACGCTCCTCGATCAGTTTCCGGTCGTGGAAGCTGATGGCGGTATCACTTTCGATCAGTTTTTCGTTAAGCCAACGTCTCATATTCCGCAAACCTTCGTCAGTTGCTCCGTGAATCATTTGGCCGCTCCCTCCGTTTCGCGCTCGCGTTTATATGCGCGGTAGGGTTCGACGATCAGCCATAAGATAAACCGGACGATTCCGTAAAGCCCGACGAGAAGCAGTCCGAATACGGAGACTACTATAACCAACGTCCTCACCACCGGAAACCCCGCAGACCAAATCATTAAGCAAACGGGCACAAGATACGCTATACCTGAACATATCCACGAGATCGTTTCGATTAATCTCCGCTTAAACATTCGCATCACTCCAAGTCGATTTTATATTCGGTCGTAATCGTATCTTCCGGGAGATAAAACTCGTATGCCTCGAATCCAGTACTCTTACCGTAAAAGAATCGCGCGAATGCCGATTTAAATTGCACATCGTAAGTTAAAACATAAGGCTTCGCGTATTTCCCTTCCTTCATCTTCGAATCCTCAACTGCGGCTTTGCTAACCGTTTTAAATCCGTCTTTCTCCTTTACGAAATATAAATACTGCTTTTCGCCAACGGCTCCGGAACCAAGTACGAAGCTTCCGCTTGTTTTAGCGTTGTCTTTAATCGAGTAGATTTCCGCTTTATGTGGATCGACTGTTTTCGTTTCGATAAAAAACGATGGTACAGCCGCAATTAAAAACACACCCACACCACAAAGGATTCCTATAAAAATCCCGCCTAGGACATCGAAAAAGTCAATAAAGTACCACGAATCCTTAATTGCTAGGATTGCGACAACAACGGTAACAAGTAATGACAGGATAATGATTCCCATCTATTCCGCCTCCTTTACCGTCATTATATTTTCGTAGCTCGACATGAACGGAATACGGAAGCCGACCGTCTTGAATTCGTACGTCTTACCGATCTCAATCTCCGCGTACAGATCGCTGGAATTAAACTTCCGCGCAAATATTGCGTCTGTGTTTTCGAACACTTTTGCGTTACCTTTCTCGTCATCTCCGAAAATCAGATACTTCGAGGAATCGTCAGACGTTTTCGTTTCTTTATCCGTAACCTTTATTACGTAAGTGTTTTCGTTATGGTAAGACGCAATCGTATATGCCGGCGCTGCTACCACGAAAGAAAACACGGCCAGCGCAATCATTGCGATCGTCCCCCACTTTATTATGCGGTCCATTATTTCGCCTCCCTTACGGACTCGACCGCCTTCTGCGCAGCCAATCCGTTGAGCACATGCGTAAATTCCAATGCATTCTTTTGCTCGCCTGTAAATTCGTTGAACATAGAGAGAAGCGCCACATTTGCGGCAGTAAAGAATTCCGTCAAGTCTATGTCCTTTAATTCCGCAATAAAGTGGTCGGATTCTTCGTTAAAGACCTCAGAAATCGCTCCGAAAATACCTAGCGTGTATTGTTCGTATTTGCCCATTTATTCGTCCTCCTCGATAGTCGCGTTATCATCTATTCGATAGACGGTTTTAGTGACGTAAAAGATCGAATAGCCCTCGTGTCTAAGTGAGTTAACAAGGCTCTCCGCATCGATTTCGGAGCCGCAGCGAAGAACTTTAGCATCCGCATAACTAAACCCCTCCGTTTTCCCTGCGATTAAAAAATATTCTTGATCCATTTATTCGCCCTCCCCCGGTTTTATAATCTTCTCGCGGACAAGATACGAAAGCCCAATCGCCACCGCATCCGATTCGTCATCTGTCCGAAATGTAAAGTCGGCTGGGAGCGAAAGTATCCGCCGCACTCCCGCCTCTACTTCGTCTTTTGATGCGCTGCCTTTTCCGGTTACGTCCTTTTTAACCGTTGTCGGCGTGATCTCCACATTCGCCTTATAGCCGTATTTACCAAGCGCTAAGTCGATGACAGCCCACGCACCAAACACCGTTTGGGTCGATCGCCTATTGCGTCCTTTCGTGTAATGCTCCCGGACAACAACGTCGAACGGTCCGTGTTCGTGCAGGACCATCGTTGCCGCTGCCTCGATATAGGAATATCGGTGACTGTCCGGCGACTGACTCGTCGTGCTGACAGACGTTACGTGTACGAGATTCACGCGCGGACCTGACTTCAGCCGTTTGACTTCGAGGACCGCGAAGCCGGGATTAGTCGATATGTCTAACGCGAGAATGCGGATAGGCTTGGCGCTAGTCATCTAATACCGCCTTCCACCCTGCGATGAGCCCTAAAATAAGGGAGATAGGAACCGATAGTGTAGCGCTTACCTCCGGATTAATTAGCGATATCAAAAAGGTAACGAGAGTCGATAACAATACCGCAATTAACGTGTAAAGAATAAACCTCGCCATCAAACCGCCTCCCCTTTGCGTACTTTTTCGATAAACTCAAGCGCCCCGGCGTACTGCCTTTTCGTGGAATCAAAGACGTTCGACCGCTTGACTCGCGAAACCTTATCACGGATGGCTTCCAGCTCGGCCGCCGTAAGCGATTGCGCTATAGCCGTTTTATATCCGTTAAATGTCCAGCCGTTCAGGTCGACCGCCATCGGCTTGCCGTCGTCGATCGAATTCTGAATTTCTACGAATCTATCGAGCAGCACATCGATGTCTTCGCGTCCGATTTCGAGGCCGAACGCCCGGATGTCCGGCGACTTTTCGAATTCTCCTTCTTCGTACTCCCACGCCTTCTTCGATGCGTTTACGTAGAGGATCACGTATAAGTCGACGCCATACATCTCCGCATAAGCGACGCACTGCTTAACGTGTTTTTCATCCGGCTTCTTCAGCGAATAGAAAGACGTACGGGCCGCGCTCGTTTGCTTCGACTTGATTTCGAGTCCCACGCGCAATACTTCGCCATCTTCCGTGACATAGCGCATAATGCCGTCGCACGTTCCGAAAAGGTGAAACGTCTTGCCAGCGCGCTCGATCTTATGGTTCCGCTTGGCGAAGTCCTCGAACATCGGCGTGCCGTCCGGATTACGTTCGAAGCTGAACGGGCAGGGGCGGCCGACTTTCTTTTCGAAATGTTTTTCCATAAAGAGCAAATCACGCTGAATCATATCGCCAATTGCCGTTCCGATGCGGGTCCAGCGTCCCTGATACGGAGGCTTTTTCGTTACGTCTCTCGGATCTCCTTGCGCCTTATGATAAAGTTCACGTGGGCAGGCATTCGCAGATGACGGCGAGAAATACGGTTTCTTCGGAAATACTTTCGGAGCATCTGCGTACCATCGGTGGATCTGCGCGTCCAGTGCGTTATCCCACGTTTCCGGAAGCGAGTGCCATTCGTTTAAATATTCGATGAGTTCATCCGCAATCTGCTGCGCATAGCCGGCCGGCTCGGGCGCCGACGCTAATTGGGCGCGCAGTGAGTTTGCGGCTGATCGTGCGTTTGCGTTCGTCAATTAATCGTCCCCTTTCGTTTTAAACCATTCATCCACCGTAAAGCCTTCGCCCCATCTTCGGCTGATCTCAATATCCGTCTTATTCGGCACATCTAGCCGCAATGTATTCAGCATCACCGCTTCGAAATCCGCTACGTCTTCACGCGTTAAAGTTTCCGGAGCATAAACGGCAACTTCATCATGTACCGAGAAAGCCATCGTCCATCCTTTGCGGCGGCATAATTTCTGTAGTTCGATCATCGTTAGCTTCGTCTGTATGGCCGCGCTACCCTGGATAATCGCGTTTGTTGCCTGGCGCATTGCCCGGAACTGCGTAAATCGGTCGCGCGACTTAGCTTCCGGAAGCCTACGTTTCCGCCCGTGAAACATCTGAACGTATCCGTAACGCTTCGCAAATTGCTCGTTACCGTCAATCCACGCTTTAACTTTCGGATATTTCTCGTAGAACTGTGCGATAAAGTCTTTCGCTTCCTGTTCCGTAATGCCTAGCTGATCGGCAAGTGTTTTCGGGCCCGTTCCGTACATAACCGCGAGTATGCCCGTTTTCATCATCTTCCGGTATTTAGACCCGTCTCCGCATTCCTCAATCGGCAAGCCGAATAATTCGCTGGCAGCCGTTGAATAAAGATCGCGACCCTCACGATAAGCACTTACGAGGACTTCCTCGCCGGTAAAATGTGATAAGAAACGAGGTTCCTGTTGCGAGAAGTCGCCGGATAGGATTACTTGACCTGGAGGAGAGACGAACAGCTTACGCGCAAAGTACGGCTGATTCTGCAGGTTCGGATTGTTCGAAGAAAAGCGCCCGGTCACGGTGCCCGTTTGATTGAAGTTCCCGTGAATGCGTCCGTCTGCCTTTACCTGTTGCGGCAAAGCTTCGATATACGTTCCAAGCAGCTTCGTCTTCTCCCGATAAGATAACAAGAGCTTAATTCCTTCGTGATGTGGCGCCAGTAATTTCAACGTCTTAACGTCGGTCGATTTCTTGAAACCCTTCGGCAAGTAACGGTCGAGCTTCAGTTCATCGAAGAACTTTTCCGATAGCTGCGCCGGTGAATTGAAGTTGATCTCGCCGAAGTGACTTCGCAATCCCTCTTCAATATCGACCAGTTCCGCTTTCAGCTCGGCGCCCAACGTTTTAGCCTTCTCGATATCCAGTACGAAGCCGGCCGCCTCCATCTCGACCGACACACCGATCGTTGGATTCTCGACTTGTTCGTAGTATTCGAGTAGCCCAATCTTTCGTAAATGTTCGCGTTGGAAGTTTCGTAATTTGAGCGTAACGTCACCGTCCTTCGCCGCATAAGCCAGCGCAACGTTTAGATCGGCGACTTCGTGAAAGCCAGCCTTACCGAATAACTCATCGTATGTCTGCGAAGGAATGCCGAGATATTTCGTAACGAGATCCTTCAACCGGTAAGACCCACCCGTAACGCGCTCATTTTCGTTAAGAATATGCATAGCGAACTGCGTATCCCACGCCAAGCCACGCAATGTAACGCCTTCGTGCGATAACATGTGAATATCGAATTTTCCGTTATGTGCGATCTTTTTAACGGAAGCATCTTCGTAAATCGGTTTTAGTTTCGCCATCACGTAATCATGCGGCAACTGCGGCGCCTCTGTAACGTGCTTGGTCGGAATGTAAGCGTGTATGTTCGCCTTGACTGCACTTATCACGTTACCTACAATCCTGTCTTCCCACGTATCAGCGCCCGTCGTCTCTACGTCGAATACGATCTCTTCTTCGTCAGCCAGCAGCGCCAGAAATTCGTTAAAACGTTCGTCATCCGTAATCAGCCAGTAATTATCCGGCGTGTTCTCGACCATCTGCCGCAACGTTTCTTCGCGCTGGGCTTCCTGAAGCGTCTTCCATAATCGGAGCGCCTCCGCCTTGCTGAACGCTTTAGGATTGCCGGCCTTGTTGACGCAGTCAGCCGGATCACGCGCTAGTTTGCCCGCATCCATGGCCGCCTTGACTTCCGTTACCCTTTTGCGATCGGCATCCGACAGCTTCATCGCGAATATCTTGCGCCAGCTTTCCTCAATCGGCTCGGCGGTTTTGGCTTTCGCCTTCCGCTTGGCCGTCGCCTCTACTGCGTCCGATTTCGGTGCGGCCGGCTTCAGCGCGGTCAAGTTTAACCGTAAGCCTTCCATCCGTCGTCCTCCTTCCTCGCGAAATAATTGCGTGCTTATTCCGCCTGATAGTTCGTAATTCCGTTCAGTAACGCTAGAATCCCGAATGAAATTACGCCTATCCATTCATTGTTAGTTCCGGCGAGTACGCCCATTCCGACGAAATAAGCGCCGAATGTGTACGACAATACTCGATCTACTTTCGTCCTCATAAATCGACCGCCTCCGTCCATCTTCGTTTATAGTCCGCTTCGTTCTCCGCATACCACTCCGACCAGCAAGACGGCCCGCACGCATAAACCTCGAAGAGCGAATCGTAAATTGCGGATCGCCCTTCGTAAAGGTTAGCGTTACATGCGGCGCAGACGGCGGCCGGCTTAGCGATCAAAGCGCGCCTCGACTGGCGTGATTAGCGTTACGTCGTTCTTGTACGGACCTTGATAGGCTTCGTCTGGCATACGTACTCCTAGACGACTAGTACCAACATCTTCGACAACCCCGATCGCTACGTAGTCGTCTTTAAATTGGACCACATCGCCTTTCTTATACTCGCCAACCTTACGTCCGATCTTCGCCCACTTCGCTTCTTCGGCTTGCTGGCGTTCGATCTTGGCGGCTTCCTCTTCGGATAAAATTTCGAGTTGATCTGGCGTTGCGAATCCTTGGAAAGCCTTTCCGCCAATGATACGTATATAATCGCCTGCAATGTGCGGATAACCTTCGTCCTCAATCTCGTAAACCTTACCGTTCTCGAACCCTTTTAAAGGAAAGTCGCCGCCGCCTGATTTCAATCGAACCTTACCGCCTTCCTTAAATTTAGCGCGTGCTGCTGCGTCTTTAGCTTCGGCAACTTCTTCGTCAGTGGCGCGTATGAGTTGTCTCGGTTCCGCCCAAGGATTTCCGTTATAATCTCCGCCGTCTAATTCCTCTGTTCTAATTTGATTCTTTCGTACGTCTGCGACCTTTACGACGTCCCCAACGCTACCACCAAAACGAATCCCATTCTCACCCAAGTCGACCACCCTCGCATAATCACCGACCTTCAGGCGCTCAGGCTTCGTCTCAACTTCTACGCTTGCGGCGCTGACTTTGCGGTAGACTTCGAACTTGTCACTGTAGGTGTCGTATTCATCGCCATCATCGTCAATAATTACGGGGTCTCTGTCATCAAATTCTTTAATTTCGTAGTATTCCTTATCGGTTAGATAGCTCGGAGGATCATCGAACTTAACGTAATCGCCCGCTCGCGCTTCGCTTTTGGCGATCCGCTTATATTCCGATTCCCCCTTCAACGCAGCCACGTCGGATTTTAACGATTCGATTTCGCCTTCCGCGGAGCTGACGCGTTCCTCTAATGACGGATCGGTGCTGGCGGATACTTTGCGGAAGAGTTCGTAATCGTCGCCAAATCTAACCCGCCCAAAATCTACGTCGTCCAAGAATCTAACGTCGTCCTCATGGTCGGCATCATCCGTAATTTTGTAGAAAGCGCCGTAGGTAATATCGTAACCACCTTCCTCGGCCCGTACCAAATCGCCTTTCTTCGGCAAACCTTCCGCCTTTACATAAACCGCACCGCCATACGCAACCTTCGTAATTTTACCGTTCACCATATCGAGTGTCTTAACGCCGTCTAATTTCGCCATTTATACCGCCTCCGCTTCCGTTTTTTCTTCGTACATACTTCGATCGAGTGATAACGGTAGCTCAACCCACCGTTTACTCGCCTGCATCGTGGACTTCGCCCAATATTCGCGCTGATTCGGTTCGTTTTCAAACATCCAGACGCGAGGAGGTTCACCCGGATCACCCAATACGCCAATAAAATAATCAACGTCGGATAGATCGTAGCACTGCCCCTTGCCATTAGTCGTATAGAGAACGAGTTCGTTATTGCGGTCGTTTCTGCGCCGGAATGTTTTCACCTGAACTTTATACTCTTCTCCGGTAATAGGGTCTTCCGCCTTAAAATCGTATGGCTGCGCAAGTTGTGGACGGGAGACCGCAAAACCGTTCGCAAGTAATGCTAGTTCTGCGACAACCTCCGAATACTTGCCGACAACTTCGGTTAAGTGCGCCATCTAAGCGCCTCCTTTTCGTTTGATTTAGAACGGTAATTCTTCGTCGCTAGGCTTCCAAGGCTCAGGTTCGTTCGAGTCCGCTGATCCGCCGCCGAGTGACAGACCGATCAAGCTGATATCGAAGCCGGCCGCGACCAGGTTTTCAATCTGCGTTTTTTCGTCAGCTTCGAAAAGCAGGCCGTCGAATAGCGACATATCGAATTCTTTATCCGCATACTTAGCGAAGTTCTCGCGCTCCTTCTCCGTTAGATCGTCTTCCATGTCGATGATAGGCGTTAAGCTAACGGTTGTTGCCGTGCCTGATCCTGTCTTTTCAAGCTCGAACGCAACCTTTCCGAGTTTCTTTTCATACTTCAAGATAACCGCGTAAATTGTTTGCGCCTGCTTCTTCGAGAGGTCGATAATGATCGGTTCGCCCGTCGCCAGATCGATGAATCCGAGAGCATATCGCTCTTTTACGCGATATTTACTCGCCTCTTCTTTGTATCTTTCTTCCGCATGGCTATCGCCTTTGTTTTCGGCTTCTTTCTTCAGATCCTGATAGTACTTCCACGCGAGATCCCACGGCGTGTAATTGCCGACCGGGAAGCCTTTTTCGTTCATAGTGCTCGGGTTTTCAGCCACGAACGAGTTAACTTTTTTATAGATTCCGTAGTTGTAAAATCGGATAAGGTCCGCAGTACCAAGAACGCGAACTTTAAAGGAAGTGCCGGATGTAAAACTTGTGAACTCGGTTTCCTTACCGCTTCCGCCCTCGTTCGTTGAATTTAAAGCGTTTAACGCCGCTGCACCTTTTTCAAATTTGCTCATTCGTTTTCCCCCTACGTTTTTATTAAGGCTTTTCGCCCTCGCAAAATGCCGGTGTCTGCGCCCGAAACGCCGCCAGCGCTTGGCAGTAGCGACGCGACACGGATTACCTAACGGCCGCCCCGACATTCTCCGAGGACGCGACGCGCCTATGATGCGTCGTCTTCGCCAATTTGCGTCCACATGCCGAAAAGTATTAATCCGATGATGACGGCGGCAATCGGTCCCACCCACGAAAGATCAGACATACGCCGCAACTCCTTTCGCCGCTTTTGCAAGCCTGCGTTTTAATTCGAAGGATTCGGCGGGCAATTCGTCAATACGCATCTGAACCGCATTGATTCGCGCCTGGTACGCCATCTTCTTCGCTTTTGATCGCGTTCGTTTAAGCTCGGCCGTCAGATGCGCTATTTCTTCGTGAAGTTCCGCGGCATAATTTTCGTTATTCTGAACCGCAGCCTCTACGCTTTGTTTCATCGTGTCGTACGCTTCGTTGATAAATCGGATGGCCGTATTCTTTTCGGGAGGATGAACGGTCAGTACATACGCGCTTCCTTGCCGTTAGAATCTACGGTGATTCCGAGATACTTTGCGTGCTGAAGCTTTTTCGCAACCCAATTACGCGCTACGTGTAAATTCGTAATATTGTAACGTTCCTTCAGGCGCTTGCGTGCATGGTGCGAAAACTTGACCTGACCGGCGGTAATCATCCGACGCGCACCGCCTTAATCGGAACAACCGGAAGATAGTCGGCCGGGTCTTCATCGTGCGGCCATGCGCCTTGATAAATGAAATCGGTGAGTTTGCGCTCGTCTAGCGCTAAAAGCGTTTGAGATTCGTTAAATGTGGGTGAATTCGGTGTATGCATAGTACGTTAGCCTCCGTTATTTTAAGGATAATCGCACTAGGCCGAGGGCATGTTCGCATAATTGTTCTCTTGAATTCGTTGACAATATGCAATACAATGAGGACGTAGCGAAAGTCCTTCGGGCCTAGCTGCGACAGAAATATTAAGCTGTTAATTCGCGTTGACAGTTTGATCGGAATCGTTGGATAAACTTTCGATGGGACGGAGCATTTCCTCCAAAACGTTGCGCCAACAACGTGGAAACTTCCGTATCGTTTGTACATCCGCGAGTCCAAGTATCGAGAATAAGTTTTTTTCTTTCGTCGTCCTGCGCCAACAGGGCGACTTTTTCTTTAAGCAAAACCGCGTCCTCAACACTCGCCAAAGTGTCTTCCGGCTCCCAAACGGTTCCTTCTTCGTTAATTGCTTCGATTGCGATTTCGTCCCTAGATCGTCTATTCTTCACAAATCTATGCCGGGTTTCGCGAATAATTCGCTGTATCAACGCCTTTTTTTCGCGTCCATTTTCCGCAAGATTTTCTAACGTCCTTCCGATCGCTTGATAGCACTCCTGCTCAAAGGAGGTAAAATCCGGAATTAGATGGGCGATTCGTTCCGCTTCCTTAGTTACGTAGGGAATCGCACCACTGTCAGCTGCTAACTGAAGCCTATTAAATTGTTTTTGTTCCAATTTGATATCCCCTTTCGCCTTACACTTATATAACGGGTAGGCAGTAAATGATTTTGCGACATTTCTTTTTAAAAACTTTTTATTAATTTCTTCTATGACCATATCGTACCAAAAATTACGTTTTGTTTTTTCGGAAAGTTGCGATATTTATATTATGGAAATTTAGTCAACTTCTTGTATAGACAAAAAGAAAAGAGCCCGAAGGCTCTGCTTGTATTATCAACCTCCGGGGCGAAGTTCAGCTGTTCCGAAGGTCTTATCACTGCTTGAGTATTCAAACCCTTTAAGCTGTCCGGCTGCTGAAAAAATCGCTGCGATCACTAAAACACTCAATAAAATCTTCTTCAAAATAAAACATCTCCTTTTTGTTGTGTTTGTAACTACTCAATGTTTCTAATAAATAAGGGTGTATGCCTGTGGAGAGTAGATCTGAAGCTATAAGCGCTGAAATAAAGAAGTTTGACTTATATAAGAATTTACGATGGCCTTCAAGAAGATTGTCAACACCCCCTTTTTCATATATCTTTAAGCACTCATAAAAACTGTCTCCTTCTTCTAAATAAACCACCTCCTCTAAAGTTTCAAGGTATTCACTTAACTTTTGTGTATCACTTCTATACTGATACGCTTTTGCCATTACTAAGTTATTATAAGAGTCATTTATGAGATAATCTACACCAGTTAGTCGCATTAGAGAATAACTTTTTTCAAAATATTTAATTGACTCGTCTGGATTATGAAGTAATTTGGTCATTCCTAGAAGATACGTGGCATCTGCTTTTAATTTTGGAGATATATTAGCTTGTAGTATGATATTCGCGTAATGTGCCGCCCCTTTAAGATTATTTAATTTGAGGTATGTGGGCGCTATCATTTCCGCAAACCTATGAATATAACACTCCTTTATAAATAGCTCTCTTTTATCATTCATTTTATTTATGCTTCTACCAATTTCCATCGCGTCAGAAATCACGAGGAAGTACTCCCCTAAACTGTAATTTCCATAACACTTGTAAATTCCAGCTAGTATGTGAAGCTCTTTATCTTTTGAAGCCTTGAATTCGTTCATTTCTTGAATCATCTCTTTAATGGATATTTTCATATCCATATAATTTAATATAGTACGATACATAGAAACATACGATTTTAGATGAGATTTCCCCTTATGTTCATTAATTAAGTGCTCAAGTAGCTTAGTGTTTCTGGTTATCGCAGCATACTCAAATGCTTGTTTAACCATCTCTTTAGAGGTATCGTCTAACTGAAGACACCAGTTAGAAATCTTACTGTCTGGATCTTTTGGAAATAATAAGTGCGCCATAACTACTAATGCCCTAAAGCCGATCGTGCCATCTTTTTTGAATTTTGTCATCGATGATTTATCAACACGTAGTTCTTTTGCTATCTGAGAATACTTTATATCATGGTCCTCGATGAAATCACAAAGTTCTCGTCTTATCGCCTCCAATTTCGGAGAGCCCCCCTTCTTCCGTTTCTTGAATTATTTTCAATTTAGAGTATAATTGAATCATACGATAAATGTTCAGCGGTGTCTACATTTTTTGTTCAGTAGTGCCGACATTTTTAAAAGGAGTATTTAAAATGGTTGATTTTTCGCCCTTATACCAGACTTTGAAAGAACGAGGACTAAAGCCTAGTCACCTAAGAAAATGCATTTCTCCTGACACACAGGCAAGCATTAAGAAGCAGCACATGACTAAAAACGCTACTATGTACATAGGCACGATTGATGTTATATGCCAATTTCTCGATGTTCCTATCGAGAAGGTTGTTCGAATTGTACCTGACGATGTGGAAAATTAAACGGAAATAGTCTATAATTTCCTCCGTGACACCTTATCTGATGTAGTACGGAGGTGTTTATTACGTTTAAGGTCGGCAAATGTCGGATACCCGAACTACGCAAGAAACGCGGAATTAGTTCCACTCAACTCGCAGCAATGGTCGGAGTATCAAAAACGCAAATGTCTGATTACGTCAACCTTCGGAATCTTCCGAGCATCGAACGAGCGTACAATATCGCGAAGATGCTCGGCTGTGCGCCCGAAGATCTGTACGATTGGATTGAGGTATCCGACAGCAACACGGAGGGTTAATACAACCTCCGCCGACCTAAAGTACGGGAATTCCCGAACCTAAACGTAAAGTATTCCTCACGACCTCCGCACGATCATACACGTCTCGCAACGCTTCTGTACCGCGCTTTATAAGTAGTTCATCAGCGTCTTTCACCTCCGTAATATAACCGTGCGCAAGCCGCACCTTTCCGATCAAATAACGCTCAATCTCCCGCCGTAACTTTTCGCCAGCTTTGTCGTTATCTGTAACCACCGTTAAATATTCGATAGGTGACTGCGCAATTATGTCCGCCTTCTGTAAATTAAATGTGCTGCCTCCGGTTCCGATCGCCGGTACACCCGCAGACCGCCACGCCATAGCATCGATCTCTGCCTCGCATATCACTGCGCTTTTAATCCGCTGCGCATACACGAGGTCCATTCCGTAAACTAAATACCGGATTGGCACGCCGCCTTTTACGTACCAGAACGCCTTCCCCTTCGTTGCCCTATACTTAACGTTAGCCAGCCGGCCGTTAGGAAGCCGCCAAGGAATCGCGACTGCGTTACCGGCAAGTGATACGCCAGCCTCTTCTTGTACTGCGGCCGCAATGCCCCGGCCCGTTAGATAAGCGTTAGGCCCCGGCGTTGTGTCAGCGAGGATCGATTCCGGCAAAGGCTCCGGCTTCGTGACGGCCTTTAATTTCGGGAGCCGCAGCGCCATACGTCCGCCTTCAGCCGCCGGTGCATACGTTTCCAATAAGTAATCGATTGCGTCGTCTTCGGTTTCGCCGCGCAGGAAAGCGAGCAGTTTAACGAACCCGCCCCGCGCAAACTCTTCGTCGTAGGCGCCCGAGTCGCCCCAATAGCCGGCTTTCGCCGACGCTGTGTCTTCGAGGTAGACGTAAAAGCTCGGAGTCCGATCGTATCTGAAAGGACTGGCGGCCAGCAGGCGTTCTTCGCCCCACGTCGGCCGGGTCCAGTCGAATTGTTCGAGCTCATACCGAATGTCGACGTCCACAAAACGTCCATTCAAAGTTAATATCGGCAATTCGAGACACTTCCTTTCGAGACTTGTAAATTATATTACGACATTGTTACGAGAATTACAGTCGCAATTTGTCGAAAATATTCAAAAATTTAGATGTAATTGTTGACAATATCATCCGGTAAATTCCAAACGATCTAAAACTCGAACACGTCCGCAGCTCCGGCACCCGTTTCCGGTTGTTTCACCACGCCGATTTGCGGCAGATAGATAATCTCTGCGACTTCCCCCTCGCCTCCGTCACGCCCTTTATTCAATCCGATCAAGCCACGGCCTTCTTTCGCGTTCGTATCAACCGCGATCAATAACGCAGCGTCTTCGAGCAGGGCTTTCGTTTTCTTGACGTCCTTACGCTGCGGCAGCTTAAGCTCGCGCGCTCCGTCTTCCGTTTCTTTCTCGTCATCCTCATCCGCCTGTGTGAGCGCAAAGATCGTCGTTTTCGTATGCCCGGCCAGACGGCGCAGTTTTTGCGAAGTATTAGCCGCATCCCCGCCCGCCGTCTTTGACGTATTGGCTTCGTAGTCGAGGTAATAAAACGGATCTACAAGCACGACGTCGGCCTTCGTTTCAATAATGTCCGATTTTAGGTCGCGTAGGGTTCTTGAGCCGAAGTCTTCATCGTCGACAGCTCGCACCGTAATGTTTCCCGGAATGATTTCGTTAAGACGATCAAGGAATTCCATAAAACCCGCCTCGAACTCGTCGGATAGTTTTCCCTGACGTACATCGCGAGAATTGAATCCGGCTTCCATATCGACGCCGTCCAGAGTCGCAGTCGTAACGCCCATGGTTCCGGAAATCGATACGTACAGACGCACCAACACTTCGTACCAGCCCATTTCCATCGACCAAATCAGAACGTTCGCCCCCTGCATCGCACAGTTAGTGACCTCTTCTAACGATACGGCCGATTTACCGCGCCCCGACTTTCCGTAGATCACGTACACGTTAGACGAAACGTAGCCGCCCATCGCCTTATTAACAAAATCGAATTTGCTGCGCCAGATCCGAAAGGACTCGCCGGCCTTACGGTTTTCATATTCCGCTTTAAACTTGTCGATGTCACGTTTGATATCCGTACCAACCGAATTTCGAACGTTTGTTCTCATTTTAAGACTTTCGGCCTGCCCCGTCAACCACTCGAAGAATTTTCCCATATCACCGCTTTTTTGCGCTTCAATAAATCGTTTTTCGAGCTGCGGCTCCTGAACCTGACGATTGGTTTCCGGATCAATACGGCCGTTCATCAGCTCGATAAATTCGCGTTCGGCCGCACGGTCCTTGAGGTTTTTCGCAAGGTAATCGTAACTGGCTTCGATATTAAAATCCGGTTGGAAGTCCGGCACCTCATTCGCGACCATCTCGGCCGTCGGCGCTTGGCCTCGGTATTTCTCCGCGTAATCCATAACATACCGGAAGGCCTTCCGTTCGCCCTGCGTTTGGAAGTCGGCTTCCGAAACATTGAATCGCAGAAGGGCGTTCGGATCGTTTGCTTCGATGGCCTTCGATATAAGTAAAGTTCCGTAGTTCATGTGCGATCCTCCCTTCGATTTTTACGAAAGACTATCGATTCGACCGCTTTGTCTAAAAGGCCCCCAATAGCTTCCGTTAAAAAATCCGCCCCTAATCCGATTAAATATATTGCGTACAACGGTAAATGGATCGGCATTAAAGCGTAATTAATTGCGGTTGTAATGCGTGTCTTTCTAGTCCATTCAGCGTCCGTATAAATGTATCTAATTCTGCGATTCATTCGCCCGCCTCCCGTCTTAATTTCGTCATCACACCGTCAGCCTTCGTTTTATACTCCGCATCCCCAAACGTCTCGTACAAGCGCATGTTATCGTTGTATTCGTCCAGCAGCTCGTCAGTCTTCCGTTTACGTTTCGTAACCTCCTGCGCACTTAACGCCCGCGCCGTCTTCGGCGTTTCCTTCGGTTCTCTCGCCATCCCAACCGCCTCCTTTTTCGCGTAACCTATTCCGAAAGAAAAATCATCCGTAAAGTGGAACGATGGGCCCGCCGGCTCCGGATAATCCGTCACGTCGTACGCTAAGAGGTAATCTTCCGCGAAATGTTTCCGGCAGACCAGCCGCAGATCCGTTTCGAACGCGTCGAGGAATTCGCCGTTTATGGCGTCGGTCAGCTCGAACTCGACGTATTCACTTACGCCCCATTCATCGGTTTCCTTTACTTCGCGCCAAGCATCGACGTAGAATATCCGATTTTCGTACCCGGAAACCGAGACGATATCTCCGAAGGTGAATTCCGTTTTCATCTACGCACCGCCTTCCTCTAATCTTTTTATATCGTTTTCAACAACGGAAAGGATAGCTTCCACATGCTCTACTCTTCTATTTGCCGACATACACTTTTTCGCCGCGTTCGCTATTTCGATTACAAAACCATTCGGTATAATGTTTCCATAGAAACTTTGGCGGTGGATAGAGGCTGAGTAAAGCGTTCGTGACGCCTCTCTAGCCGCTTCTAAGACTTCGTTTTGCTTCTCTTTAAAATAATCGTGCCTTTTTTGCAGCCGCACATACTCGTCGGTTTTTCCCGCTTCAACGATACTTAACGGAATATTCATCTACGCATCCCCCTTTTCGATTCACCGACGAATTCAATCTCGCGGCATAGGTCGCCCACCCGATCGGCCAGACGTCGCTCACCGAATACTTGCCAAAGCTGATCGAGCGCAATGTTGCTCGTGTATACGGTCGGTAGTTGATTTGTTACTCTTGCGTTAATAACGGTATGCAAATCACCACGGAAACCGTCTGTTGTATCGCGAACCCCTATATCGTCCAGCACGGCAAATGGCGCCATCTTTGCGGCCTCAAGCGCACGATAATAACGGGCGGCCGCCGGCTCTGCGACTGAATCCGGAACACGCGGACGGTTGAATTCGTTATAGTCGTTCTGCCACGCGTTCACATCGAGGAAATACGCTGGTCGCTGTAACGGTTCGAGGCCACGCCGCAGGGAGCCGCTATAATGGACGCGCAGCCATTCGTTAAGAAGTGCGGCGGCCGTCGTCGTCTTTCCGGTGCCCGGCGATTCGCTGAACAGATATAGGTCTTTGATGCGGTCGGCCGGCGCAACCGGTCCGCTCTGTTCGAACTGCCGCGCAAAGGATGCCGCATAAGCCTCGGCCGCCTTATAAGCTTCGGATTGGTCAGCGCGAGCCGGCGAATTCTTCAGCGTGACGAGCCGATACTCCCTCGGAAGCCCTGCCGCCCCTGATCGCCCACCTTCGCCTGAAGCGCCGTGCATCGCGATGAAATGCGTACAGTGCCTCGTACATGCGTCAGTCCCGGCCGCTTTGCATCCGTCAGCGAGTACGCAAGTATTTTCGTTAGTCATATTCGCGGACCTCCTTCCGATCAATTCGTTTTCTCATCGTTCTTTCATGCTTCGTGCGCATTCGTTTATCTGCGCCCTTCACTCGTGGTTCCGGATACATTCCGTCGTACGTCCAATCATATCCGCTATACTTTTTAAACACCGTCGTCTTCAGGCGTCTATGATACGTCACTCACCGCCCACTTCTTCGCGTGAGTCGTCAATGATTTTTGCATAATGCGATGGGTACTGTATAATCCTTCCCGGCAAATGCGCATTTAGACTTCCTGCTTTTAAAGAAATAACGGGCTTTTTCTCTATTTCTCCGCTATCTAATGTAACTTCTATAACATCGCCTACACGAACCTCAGTCGGCTGCGGTGCGTTCAGGCATTCGTCCGGCACCGCCAAGCCTAGCGCACGTCTTAGTGCAATCGACTTTCCGATGTGAACGTTGAAGCAGTCGTCCGGTGTGGCTTTGGCGATTCCCTTCTCGCGTAATTCATTACGAAACCGCGGTATTTTTCCGAAAACTAGCGCGACAACCGTACGTTTTTCCCGGTTAACAACGAACTCTACACGACTCATACGGTGCCTCAGCGTAAAATTACCGTAACCGACCCTAACGCTAGATCCTGCATCCTCGATCAATTTAGCAACGTCCGCCTTCGCCTGCTCAACGATTTCATCACGGCGGGCTTGGGCGCTAACAATCGGAGCCTGACCGTGTGTAGCGACTTTCTTCATTTCCTCGTTGTGGAGAAACGCAGTATATTCAATTGTCTGCGGAATCACGAGGACATCTTTTCGTTCATTTGCGTAGGCTTTTACGAATGCTTCCGAATATGGCGCCCCGATTAGAATATCGCCGAACCTCGACTTGCTTCCGATATAACCCTCGCCTACCTTTTCGAATACTGTGCTCGCAGTATCAATAGCCGTTTGATTCACGCTTTCCATTTCGTCAGCCTCCTCGTTTTCAACTTCGTTATTGACGATGACTTCGTATTCCCGTCGTAATAGGCTCACAGAATGTTCTTCGACGAGAATGTGTCCGTGCTTATCTGCGGTTTTCACGTTGTTAATATCGCCATTTTTATATGGGCATCCCGTATACGCATACGCTTCCGTAATCAACACGCGCTCGCCAACTTTGGCCGGACGCTTTTCTGTGACGATGAGTTCGGCGTCTTCTTTGAGTACATCTCCGACATGAGTAATATATTCGCTTTCATTTTCACCGATTACGATATACATCCTTCCGATATAAGCCGAATACCAGTTACGCAAAAACTTCGCCTTCTTAATCCGCACATACTTTTTCGTTTCAGCCATTACGCAATCCCTCCCGAAATTTTTATAAAAAAACCGAACACACATTCGTATTTATGTGGTACAATATACCTAAGTTACCGAAAGGAGGTTCGATTCATGACGCTAGCAAAACAAATCGCAACAGTCGCAATCATCGTTACAACTATCGTTTATTTACCGAAGTTCGTTGATGTACTCGGAGGAGGACGCTAATTATCGGCGTCCAGCCGCCGGGCGCGCTAGAACCACGCATCATCTACGTCGTTATTCCGTTTTCCCCTTGCCTCTTCCGCTAGAACTGCGCTGACCGCCCGCTGCAAGTTCGGCCCCATATACGTCTGCATCCATCCGAAACTTACGCCCGGCCATTCTATGGACGGCTTATAATCCGCAAAACACATATCGATGAATCGCTTCGTTATCTCCGGCCCATATGCGCCCGGTTTTCGTTTTGTACCGACCCAACGTCCGAGCATTCCCGCTTCGGCTTGGTAGCCGCGCATGGGTACGTAAGGGACGCCGTAGAGCCGTTCGTGCTCCGCTTTGAGGTACGCTTGGAAATCGCGTGTATTCCACTTGGCGACCGGCTTCGTTTCATACGTTGGCATCTTCGTCACCCATTTCGGTAAGAATCGCATAATAATTGTTTTCTTGCGCGTATGATTCATATATCTCAATTTTTCCTTGTAACGCCGCAATGTGACCGAGTAGCGCCGGAATGTCTTGACGGGCGTGTGCGATGTATTTTGCGTCATCTTCATTCGTTGTTTGTGCGGTCAATAATCCGCCAATTGTTCCGATATTATTTAATCCGTTGGGTGATTGCTTCCCGATTCGCCACGGCCCTTCCGTTGCCGCATCGGCACGCTGACGGACTTCTTCGAGTTGGGCTTTCGTTAGCTTCTCATTCATCGCGCGTTCACTCCTTCGATTTTGATTCCGAGAAGATTGAGCGTGTTGATAACGCCTTCCCTTTCGCATTCAAGGCTGAACGTAACGCCCCGGGATTGCGAAGTCCGTTGCTTTTCCTGAAGTTCGTCGTAATACTCGCGCACCCGGTCTTCCGGCGTCGCTTCGACTTCGTATCCGTTGATCAGTGCGGCTGCAAGCGTTAGAGGGTCTAGTTTCGCAAGCTTACCTCCTAAAACGTTATCGCATGCCGCCTGAAGGATTTGTGTATCGAGATCACCGGATCGACGATAAGCTTCTAATTCCTCCGCCTGTTCCTTCGTGATTGTCGGTGTCATTTTAACGCCTCCTTTGTGATATAGTTGAGATACAACGTCACTCATTTGGCGCGTATGTCATATCTTCATCGTACCTTTGGTTTGCGATATCCCAAGCTTCGTCGTAATCTAAGTTGTTAGTTTGAATAAATAAGTTCAGTAATTGAAGAATATAACTGTAATCATCCGTCAGTTTTTCAAATTCTGCTTGTTTTTCCGCGCTCAACTCATTCACCAGGATAGTTCCCTTCATTTTAGCGCCTCCTTTGCGATTCTATTGATTTCCCTAAGAACGATATCTCCCGTAGAAATACTCGATACGGTCGCGATTGTACTAAGCGCAGGAACACAGCGCCGGAGTTCCTTATTCCGCAGTTCAAGCCGGTCATTCTTCGCCTTTAACCGCTCGTTCTCACCAATCAAATCCGCCACAGCACAGCGCAATCGTTTAACTTCTTCGGTCATGTTTTCGCCGCCTCCACTCCGTGTATTTTCGCGTTTTACCGCTTACCCTACCGATTGCCCTCGACCGCCAGTAAAGCCGCTATTTCCTCGCGAAATTCCCGTATTAATCGTTCTAGTTCCGCCAGCGATGTCGCATCCGAGTCGCGCAGCCGTCGATTCATTACGTCAAGGACTGCGCGTTCGACCGTTGAGTGGTACGCTACTTCGCGCCACTTTTCCTTCGGCGTCGGGTCAGCGTTCGGGTCCTCCGCAAGCTTCTTCGGCCAGTTCGGCGCTTTTGTCGGGTCGGTGAAGTAGCGTTCATTTACGATAATGTTAAGCGAGTCGGACGTCAGTTTGTAATCGGGTGAGATCGGGATTTCAATCGCCATGGTTATCGTTACTCCCTTCGTTAATGAACTCTTTGTAAAAAGTCTCGTCGCAACCGCAATCAGGGCAGACCATTACATCTTCTTCAAAGCCTTCGTAATCCATGACTGTTTTAGTTTTGGGTCTTTTAAACACGTGCCCGTTATCGCACTTATACCACGTCTCCTTACAATCCGTACCTAACATTACTGAAATAGACAGTACGATTAGTATGCATAACAAGAAACTTATGAAGACCTCCTCCTTCGTTCATTAATAAGACCTAGCAATCGTTCGCTTATGCTCACTCTTGCGGATGTTCCTAACCGCGATAGAATTATTATTTAATAAGTATCTGCGCGAAAAGGTTTTAATTGAGCGCTATTATTTATCTAGTTATTAATGGCTCTAGTTAAAAGATGGTTCTAGTTAGTGTAAAGTCGAGCCGTGTATGGGTCCACCGTGTATGGCTCGGCGTCACATGGCTACGTAAGCTCCTCCGTATCTCCATCGAATATCGCAAGCTGACTGATCGGCATGATCGTATATCGCGCGTTATCCCATCGCTGTGTCTTCGGGTCCCGCGCCTTCTGCTTTACGACTAACGGACGCTCCTGCCATCGATATTCGCATAGCGCTTTGATCCGCCTGTTCGCTGCAGCTCGGCTGAGATTTAGCGCGCCGGCTATCTGATCCTGCGTCGGGTAACATTCGCCATTAGCGTTCATGAACGAAGACAGTACGCAAAGAGTCTGCCAACGCTCCGCTCCGATGTCTGCGATAAGGCCTTTCTTGACGGCGTCGACGTACATCTTAACGAAGATACGCGTTTCGGCCTTGCCAGACGTGACGTTGTATTCCGATTGAGATTCGACGGATACGAGACGCTGATGTTCGTCGGTCATTCGTTATCACCTCTCACTTCTATAACGGGTAGGCTACCGTCAATTTTGCGACATGGATTACGAAACTTTTTCGTCTGTCATTTATAACTGCGAATACACTTCGGAAAATGGACAAAAAAAATAACCCCGCCTTTTTAGACGAGGTCACTTCGGTCACATTCACGTTCATTATCGACTCTATTTTATTCTAATTACGGGTCACACTACGGCTTCTTCGGGTCACAGTCGGGTCACACTCCGGTCACTTCGGGTCACAATTCCGCTGAAAATCAGCACTGAATGTTCGGGTTTTACCGTGACCTCACTCCGTTTCACACTTCGGACCGCAA